TGTCAGTCCGTCCGGAAGTACTGCCGGGTTTAAGACTGTATGCCCTTCCCGTTTCGGTTCCTCTTCCGCCTTGTGGAACGCCTCACGGTTGAAATTTTTATACCCGGTCATCGGACCGGCGATATAAACCCTCACCCTCACTCCATCACCTCCTGAAAATCTCCCTGATAGAACGCCAGCACTCGCTGCATAACTTCACTCTTCCGGCACTCACGGCAAATTATGTTCAGGTGTCTGTCGTAGCGGCGTATTTCTCCGTCTGGTAACTTTCGAATCAGTGTCTGGTCAGTTGTTTTCTCCGGTGTCTTACGCCATTCACGATACGCCTGCTCTGATGCAAAAACACCGTATTCCCCGGACATGTATAAATCACCACAAGCCAGTACATCCACAAGGCAGCGTCGGACCGAATGCCAGCCAGCTCCCGTCGCTCTCTCCAGTTGCGACATCGTCATGCGTCCATTTTTGCGTACCAACCCGATAATTCGTGCCTTCAGCTCTTCCCGCTGTTCGGGTGTAAAAGGTTTTGCCATAAGCCCTCATGAAATTACTTAACAACCCTCAAATAGCCGACATTTGAACGCCAGCTCTCCCAGTTAAAACTCACCCATCGCCCGCCGTTCATGGTCATGCGATCCATAATCCGCTCGCCGAGCAGCGTTTTCATGGCCTCATAGTTCAGGTTTGTCAGCATTCCCACGCTGCGCATCGACGCTGTCCGGCGATCAACAATCTGGTGCAGTACCACCTGCTCGTTTTTCGTCTCGCGCTGAATGCCAATTTCATCAAGAATCAGCAGATCCACTTCGCACAGTTCCCGCAAAAATTTTTCGCCTGATTGCCCGTCGTCATAGCTGGCGTGTAGAGCACTCATAACATCAGCCACGGTAACCACAATCACTGTCTGGCCATCTTTCAGCAGGCGATTTCCGATAGCCGCCGCTAAGTGGTTTTTCCCGGTACCAGGTTTTCCGCTGAATGCGAAATTTGTGCATCCGGTCATCAGTTCATCGGCGATGGATTTCGCCTGGCTCAACGCGTATCGCTGGCCGTCATTCTGCACCTGGTAATTCGCAAACGAGCACTTGCGGTGCAACGGCTGGATGCCGGAGCGATTCAGAATTTTTTCCACCCGCAACTGACGATTCTGGCGGTTGATCTCCTCGCAACGCTTCTGGCCTTCTGCAAGTTGCCACTCGCGCCACTCGTCCACTGTTCGGTATGGCGCGGTTACATGCTGCGGAGCCAGCTTACGGATGCGTTCAAGAACACCGCCTGTCGCAATATTTTTCATGCTTCGTTACCCCCTGAATCCCGGCGGAATTTCGGTGTCCGGTTCAGAAATGTGATTCACGCAACGCTGTACAGGTGAACGCCCCAGACGAATAACCAGCTCATCCCATTTTTCGCGAAGCTTTGACGGGCTCATGACGTTTTTTACCCAGAATGGATCCCGCTGTACCCGACCAAACATTTCGCAAATTTGTCTGTGAGTTCTGCCATCCAGCATCCGCATTGTGCGCACATCATTGGCCCATGCAGTCCAGTTGGGTTCTTTCGGTCGCATGATTTCGCCATCATCGCTGGCAGCCTGCTCGTAAAGACTCACGATTCGTCCCCAGATCCACTGCGCACACGCTAAATCTTCCTGGCTGCCCCACTGGCGTTTTTTCGCACTGAACACAACCGCGTCAGGGTGTCGGTTTAAAAAATCCTGTTCAGCCGTCTGCATGTCCGGTTGCGAAGCTTCCGGACGAGAAGTGTTTTTATTCTCTGTAGTAATCTCTGTTGTATTCTCTGTAAGATCATCAGGCCATTTTGACCCGATGACATTGTGTCGTTTTGAACCAATGGAGCGTGTCATTTTGGCCTCTTCCATCGTGTCATTTTGACCTGATGGAGCGGCGCATTTTGACCTGATGGATTCGCTCACTTTGCCACCATCTAAAAGCTCGCTCTCGTAATTAATCGTGTAAAAATTAGTCATGTCACGCTTTGATTTGTTGAGCTTTTCGCAACGCAAAAGCCCCAGCGCTTTCAGACTTGCAAATGCGCGTTTTAACGTTGACTCTGACCAGAACGGGAACTGTTCCAGCCATTGTTCTGTTGTATTATAAATCCAGCGAACACCATCACATTCCATGCCGGAACCGGTATCTCTCAACCAGTAATGCAGCTGCTGCAACACGATGGCTTCGTTCAGACCAATTTTCATCGCCAGCTGCGTGTTAATAACCAGTGGGCGTTCAGCAAAAAGAAGACTCATAATTCCATCCGGCTTTTTGTTGATATTGCTGACGATACGCATGCTTGAAAGCAATAGCTTTTTCTATAAGCTCGTCAGTCTCGCGCTCCACAACAGCGGGATCTGCCAAAAGCAGACCGGACTCCACCACATCGCCATATTCTTTATTTAACCCGGCGAGCATGTACGTAATGCTTTTTCCATCAGTAATTTCACAATACAACCTGAAATCACTTATCCGGATAGCCTCCATGATTGCCGGAATCAACGCCGTGAATTTTTCCCGCTTATCCCTGGTGTCGATCGCTTTCCAGCGTTCGAATATCTTCACCCGGTTAACGCCCAGCGCCCGTTGATCAACCGCGCCATCATCAAACGTGACGCGTTGAACATCGATGTTCGGGCGTTCTTTCAGAGCCCAGAATGCTTCCGTGATTAATATCGTCGCCTGCTCCTGCGTCATTCCTGGTCGGCATACCCAGGCATCCAGAGCCTCGCGAGCCTGCTCAGGAGTGAATATCATTGTTCACCGCCAGTGATTCATTCGACATACACTTATTTCCACAAGGTAGTCCATCTGTTGGGTTGGGATAAATGTCAGGGCGAAGTTCGTGGGGAGTAATTTCCCAATTCAGTAATGCACAGAGTGACGACACGCGTTCAGCAGGAACCTTGCCTTTAATGAACCACTTGCCTACGGCCTGGGAGCTAATGCCAAAGTGTTTGCCAATGTCAGTTTTCGACATTTTTTTAGAGATCTTATCGTGAATTTGATTACTCATACTTTCCACCAGTACTATTAATTTCACCTACGCTACCATCAAAAACTATAAGTTTCAACACAAAACCTATAGTTTTGCTGATTGGTGAAACCTTTGGTTGTATACTTAAAAAATGAGTAAAATAAACCATCCAATATTTGCTGAGAGAGTTCGGCAAGCAATGAGCGAACATGGCTGGTCGTTAGCCGGTCTGGCTAAAAAGGTTATGCTGTCCCATACCGCTGTGCGTAAGTGGGCAACAGGAGAAACCATTGCCAGCGGAGAAAGATTAAAAAGACTTGCCGCAGTAACAGGAAAACCAGAACATTGGTTTTTTATGCCGCTAAATGAACATTCAAAGGAAGAAGATGCACCACCACTAATCCAGCTTGACGACAAAGAAAAGGCGCTATTGTCCCTTTTTAATCAGTTGCCAGAAACGGAAAAGCTGAGACTAATCATGCACACAAAAAGCATTCTTCATGAAATGGATCTTCTAAAAAACGATGTATACGACATAATCAATGATATTCAAAAACAATAAGTTACATGAAAAAAGCGCCTCCTTGGCGCTTTTTTTATCCTCACAAATAAAACTTTATGTTCCATTACCTATTGACCAATAAAACCAATAGTTTTACCATTCATTCCATCAACAACGAACCGCATCGTTGTCAGGCTAAAGTTCCGCCACCCCGGCGTTAAGGGGAAACAGAGGATTTCTCAGTGGGCGAAGTCAAACATCAGAATGGAAGGCATCACGGGATCGGCAAAGAAGCAGCAATGGCGCTTTATATTGACATCAGCGCCATTGCCGGACAGGTAAGAGTTATCAGAGCGGTAACTAAGCGGTATGCGTCTTTATTTCAGAAAGTCTCTGGTGAGTGCACCGAAGATATTGTCAACGATTTCGTCATCGAACTGCGAGGACTAATCTTCAGTTACAAGGTGACCACAATTTTTGCAGATGGCTCCCGCGAAACTGTCAGAGCCCTGCGGCTTAAAGGATGTGTCAAAGACTTCGCCACCACATTCTGGGCAAGAAAACTTGATTGTATCCATAACCAATTTCCTCTCGAGTAACAGACCCCTCAGAGGATACCACCTCGCCTGACGTGGTTAAAAGCAGGCAACGCTAACCACAAGGAGCCGACATGCAGAAACGAGAACCCGTCATCATCGCGCCAGACTATACCGATGATGAACTTTATGAGTGGATGCGCCAGAAAATTAATGCAGCGCAGGATCTGAAATGGGCCAATGAAGCCAGGGCTAAGCAGGCTGAAAATCTGTCCGCTCTGGAGCAGGATATCACCAGGCTGGAAAAAGCAGCGGCATTAAGCATTGCCAGAATGATTACATACCCACGTTAATAGCTAACCAACGAGG